GTGAAGGTGGATAAAGAAACTTTATTGGCTAAACAACAGTTAGAAGGCATGAAATTGGGCCATCAAGTGGGACACAGTCAAGCTCAACTGGAACAACAAAGACGGATAGAAACAAACAGGATGTTGTCTAACTTGGTCAAAACCCAACAACAACGTCAAAAAGTCCCCCCAAAAAAGGATAACAAATGAAAGAAAAAATACTTGATCATCTCCTCAAAAAGGTAGATGACAAAGTCAGAGGCTTGGAAGAGTCTCTGGGTACAGGCGTAGCCAAAGACTATGCTGACTACCAAAAGATGTGCGGACAGATCACTGGTCTTTTGTCCGTGCGTTTATACATCACAGACCTAAAAAAGAACTTGGAGAATTTTGATGAGTGAAATACTGATCGGCTCAAACCCCGATGATGTGAGTAGCGTAACCACCCTGCCTCAAACAGCAGAAGAAAAAGCCAAACAACTACCCGAGCCATCTGGCTATCACATGTTGGTCGCTATCCCTGATAGAGAAGAAACATTTGATGGCAGCTCTATCATCAAGTCTGCCCAAAGCATGCACTATGACGAGGTACTTTCTACCGTTTTCTTTGTGATGAAGATGGGCCCAGATTGCTATTTGGACAAAACCCGTTTCCCCAATGGACCATGGTGCAAGGTCGGTGACTTTATTTTGGCAAGACCCAATACAGGGACCAGATTGAAGATTCACGGTAGAGAATTCAGATTGATCAATGATGATTCTGTGGAGGCCGTAGTTGAGGACCCACGTGGCATCACTCGTGTATAAGGAGGTTGTATGGCTGAATTTGAAAAAACAGAATTTAAATTTCCAGACGAATTAGGAGAACTTCCTGAAGTCGAAGTGGAAATTGAAGATGACCGTCCTGAAGAAGACAGGATCAATGCAGAGCCTTTGCCCAAAGCTCTTGTTGAGGAAATCGACAACGATGACCTAGAGGCTTATTCAAAAGAGGCAAAGCAGCGTTTGCTTCAAATGAAGAAGCTGATCAATGACGAGAGAAGGGCCAAAGAGCAAGCCTTTAGAGAGCAACAAGAAGCGGTCCGTGTGGCCCAGGCAATTATTGATGAAAACAAAAAACTCAAAGGACGTTTGTCTGATGGGGAAAAAGTCTACATTGAAAACGTCAGGGATACAGTTAACCGTGACTTAGATACTGCCAAGCGTGAATACAAAGAGGCTTATGACTCTGGTGATTCAGATCGTTTGGTTGAGGCACATGAAAAACTGATGGAAGTGAAGTTTAAAGCGCAACAAGTTGCCAGCTATCGTCCACAGTATGATGAAAATGCTTTACAATCTGGCGAAACTGAGGTACAAATACCTCAAACGCAACAACAACCCCAACGATTGGACTCACGAACCCAAGCGTGGCTTGACAAAAACAAGTGGTACGGGGTTGATGAAGATATGAGTTTTCTCGCTATGGGTGTCCATAGACGTCTGGAAAAAGAGGGAGTCCCGACAGGCTCCGATCATTACTGGAACGTCATTGATACAGAGATGAGAAAACGCTTTCCCGACAAGTTTGGGGAAGACGCAGGGACCAAAGACCCTGTAACAACTCGGAAATCCACGGTCGTTGCTCCTGCGACACGTTCAACATCTTCAAAAAAGGTTAAATTGACCAACACGCAGCTGGCGTTAGCTAAGAAATTCAAGCTAACCCCAGAACAGTACTATGACGAACTTACAAAATTGGAGTCCTAAAATGGCTGAAACAAGAGCACCCCGTGAAGTAACTACCAGACAACAAACAGAGCGTCCTAAACAGTGGCGTCCTCCAGAGCTGTTGCCTGAACCCGATAAGCAAGCAGGTTTTGCTTATAGGTGGATACGAGTTTCGATGCTGAACAACGCTGACCCACGTAATCTTTCTTCAAAATTGAGAGAAGGTTGGGAACCAGTTAAAGTTGAAGAGCAACCCAAGTACAGACTGTTAGCTGATCCCGATAGTCGTTTCAAAGACAACATCGAGGTTGGTGGATTGTTACTCTGCAAGATTCCAGAAGAGTTTGTGCATGCAAGGTTTGAGTATGAAAATAATCAAACAGCGGCACAAGCGGAAGCTGTAGATAACAGTTTGATGCGTCAGAGTGATGCGAGAATGCCGCTTTTTATGGAGCGTAAATCCTCGGTCAGTTTTGGTAAAGGTTCTTAAACATTTAGGAGATTTTCATGGCTTATCCTACAGTAGTGGCCCCTTACGGCCTCAAGCCTGTAAACCTAATTGGCGGTAGAGTTTTTGCGGGTTCAACTCGCTCATTCCCTATTGTTAATGGTTACAGCACAAGTTTGTTCAACGGTGACGTTGTTCAACTCGGTACTGGTGCAAACATCGGTGCATTGGTTGCGTCTGGCATTACATACAACTCGACTTCAGCAACAGCTGGAACGATTGGTATTTTTGTTGGATGTGAATACTCAACAACTGGCGGTCCAATTTACGGTAAGAATCGTTACCAATTTTGGCAAGCTAGTACAACTGCTCCTGATGCAACTGGTTATGTTGTTGATGATCCTCAAGCAGTGTTCCAAGTAGCTGTTGTTGTTAGCCCAGCTGGTACTGGTGGTTCTACCACACTTCAGTACATCAACCCTGCCTTCATCGGTTCCAATGCTTATTACATTGGTAACGCTGCTGGTAATACTGGATCCACAACCACAGGTGACTCACAAGCTGGTATTGCAGTTTCTGCAACTGCCACTGTAAGCACACCGATTGTGACTGCAAGCTACGGTGCTTTCCGCATTGTTGGTGTTGTTCCTGCGTCAGCTGTTACTGTAACAAGTAACGCTACAAGCTCAAGCACAACCATCACATTGTCTTCAGCCAATAGCGCAATCACTCCTGGAATGGCAGTGAATGGCCCTGGTATCAACCAAGGTTCAAACACTTACGTAACAGCAGTATCAGGCACTTCAGTGACGATTAATACAGCAGTGACAACTGCTCAATCGACCGCTGCACAGTTTTCTTTCACAGGCTATCCAGAAGCATTGGTAACATGGAACTTTGGTTACCATAGCTACTTCAATGCCACTGGCGTTTAATTAAGGAGCATTTAAATGGCTATTTCACGTGCACAACTACTTAAAGAGTTGCTCCCTGGCTTAAACGCTTTGTTTGGTCTTGAGTATGCTCGCTACGGTGAAGAACACAAAGAGATCTATGAAATCGAGACTTCTGAGCGTTCTTTTGAAGAAGAGACAAAACTGTCTGGTTTCTCAGCAGCACCAGTCAAAAACGAGGGCCAAGCCATCGCTTATGACAATGCTCAAGAAGCTTGGACTGCTCGCTATAACCACGAAACGATTGCCCTTGGCTTCAGCTTGACTGAAGAGGCTATTGAGGATAACTTGTATGACTCTTTGTCTGCACGTTATACAAAAGGCTTGGCTCGTGCAATGGCTTATACAAAGCAGGTCAAAGCAGCCGCAGTGTTGAACAACGGCTTTAATGGCCAGTTCACATACGGTGACGGACAGCCTTTGTTTTCAACGGCTCACCCCTTGATCTCTGGTGGTACTAACGCCAACACTCCTTCTACCCCTGCTGACTTGAACGAAACCGCATTGGAAAATGCAGTTATTCAGATCGCTGCATGGACAGATGAGCGTGGCCTTTTGATTGCCGCTAAACCCCGTAAGTTGATTGTTCCTCCTGCTCTCCAGTTCGTAGCAACTCGTTTGCTCGACACTGAATTGCGTGTTGGTACAAACAACAACGACATCAATGCAATTAAGAACAATGGTTCTGTTCCAGAAGGTTATACCATTAACCACTTCTTGACAGCTACCAATGCTTGGTTCCTGACCACTGATGTGCCTAACGGCTTGAAGATGTTTGTTCGTACACCTCTCCAGAATTCCATGGATGGTGACTTTGATACGGGTAACGTACGTTACAAGTCAAGAGAGCGTTATTCTTTTGGTGTCTCTGACCCCTTGGGAATCTACGGTTCTTACTAAAATTTTCTTGCAAAGAGAATTTATCCCCAGCCTAAAAAACTGGGGATTTTTTTTAAAAAAAGTTGCACTATTTCAAAAAAGTAGTACACTCAATCTATCTGGGAGTTTCCTCTTGTTGCCACTGGCCCAGCAGACGATGCAACGATTAACAAGAGACTTTTGCATAAGGAATTATCATGGGACGTAGTACATTTGAAGGGCCAATTCTTGCAGCTGATAACCGCTTTGGCCCCCAGCGTGATGCTGGTTATGTGTTATTAACACAGCAAGCTTTTTTTGATTTTTCAGTTACGACTGCTAATACCGCTAATTATGGTGGTGCATCTGGTCAGTTTGTAGCCTCAAACAACATCCCCAATAGCAACGCCACCATTTGGACTCCCCAGTCTGGCGTGTACAGCACCAGTGGCCCTACAGTAGCTTCAGCTCCTACAGCTGATGCAACAACTACTGTTTATCGTGGCGTATCATTCTTGATTCCACAAGGATCTAACATCACTGATGTGATTCTTGATATCGGTGTGATTCCCAAAGATACAGCTGGAACACCTTTGGCAGTGACCGCAATTCAACCTTATGTTTCAAATAACTTTGCAACATCTACTGGCGTGTATGCGACCTTTGCCAATATTTCTAGCCCTGCGACACAGAGATATACAGCTACTTTTGTTGGTACTCAGTTGGATTACTCTTATGGAACATTGCAAGATGTTCAAAATTTACAGCCTGGACAGCAACCTACATGGTTCTCCCAAGTGGTTGTGACTTTAAAGATGACCACCTCAACGGCTGGTTTATCTTCGGGTCAACTTGCTGTTACATTGAAGTATGCACAACAAGACTTGAACATTGGTAACACTACAACTTACCCATACGGTAACTTTGATTAATCTTCTAGGGGCTTCGGCCCCTATCTTTAAACTTTAAGGAGATTAATATGGGACAAAGTATCAATGGTATTCCAAATACCAACAATTCGATAAATTCAATTACCCGTCAGGCCAAGTACGAACCATTTGATTTACAAGTTGCTCGTGGTCAAGTTTACGGACATAGTGTCCTAAACATTTATGGCTACCAAGCAGCGGTAGGCACATCATTTGTGCCTGTGTGGGAAGGTAATAGCTCTTACACTTTTCCCTCTTCTGCAATTCAAATGCACATTGTCAGCTCTGTTAATACTGGCGATGATAAGACGGCTACTCTTATTCTTATCAATGGCTTGGATGCAAACTACAACCAAATTTCTGAAACTATAAAGTTGAACGGTACGACCACTGTGACCACAGTAAAATCGTACTTTCGTATTAACAGCATGGCGGTAACGAGTGGTGCACCCACTGGTAACATCACGCTAAAAGATACATCCGACACCACTTTGTATGCGGAAATTTTAGCTGGCAATGGTCGCACTTTGATGGGTATATACACCGTCCCTGCTGGTTATACGTTCTATTTAAGCCGTATTGACATCAATACCAGTTTGAACGCCAACCCAGCTGGTTACGCAACGTATCAAAACTATCAAACTACTAACACTGGTGTATCCAGTGTTACGGTCATTGCTCCGTTTACAAACAACTACCATACGCAAAGGGTTATGCCCAGAGCAGTGGCAGAAAAAACGGACATCCAATTGCAAGCAAAAGTTAGTACTGGAACTGCGGCCTTAACGGTTTCGCAAGAGGGCTACCTAGTTGCAAACGGTACTTAATCATGAGCACTCCAGCATGGCAACGCAAGGAAGGGAAGAATCCGAATGGCGGTCTAAACGCCAAGGGTCGGGCATCCGCAAAGAAGGAGGGGATGAATTTAAAGCCTCCCCAACCAGAGGGCGGATCAAGGAAGGATTCATTTTGTGCGAGGATGGAAGGGATGAAAAAGAAGCTGACCAGTTTGGAAACCGCAAGAGATCCAAACAGCAGGATCAACAAATCTCTTAGAGCATGGAAGTGTTAATATGAACGGACATGATGTAAAAGAGATGGCGGATGGTGCGGCAGTTACCGCATCATTCTTTTCGCTCATGGGTTGGATGGAACCCACGGTTGTGTTTGTCACAAGCATTTGTTCTTTGGTTTATTTAATGATTCGTATTTATGAAACGGATACGGTTCAGAAATTGGTGAATAAAGATGCCAAGTCAAAGTAAAAAACAACATAATTTTATGGAAGCAATTGCCCATAATAAGGCTTTTGCAAAGAAGGTTCACATACCACAAAAGGTAGGTGAAGATTTTGTAGAGGCCGATAAAGGCAAAACTTTTAGAAGAGGTGGAAACATGGCAACCAGAAAGACATTACCAATCAATCCAGCGATGGCCGCTATGGCTGGTCGTGCAATGCGTACCCCAGCGCTTGCCGCCCCTGTTGCACCAGCTGCGGCTCCTTTGCCAGCACCAGGAGCGATGCCTGGGATGAAGCATGGTGGCTTATCCAAAGAGCACCACAAGCATTTGGCTCATCACCACCTTTCTATGGCTGAGCACCACATGCACATGCACACCCATGGTGGCAAGACCAAGAAGTACGCTGGCGGTGGCTCTATCAAAGAAGAGGCAAGCTCAGAGAAACGTGGCCACATGAAGGGTAAAGAAACCATAGGTCCACGCAACATGCACGAGGATGTTGAAAAAGGTTCAAATAAATTGTTTAAATTTGGTGAGTCTAAAGTCCAAAAACGTGGTCACACTGAGGACAGAGAACCCAAAATGAAGGGCAATGACATTGGTACTGGAGCGATGGTCAATACCAAAAAGCATGGCGGTCATATCAAGAAGATGGCTTCAGGTGGTTCTACCTCCAGCCGTGCTGATGGAATGGCTAAACGTGGTCACACCAAAACCAAGTATTGCTAATCATGGAAAAATTACCTGATACTGGAGCTGGAGCTGGCCGTGGTAAACAGGGCGGCCCAACAGCCAAAGAAATTGAATATCGCAACAGCGAGGCTTATGTTTCACCAGACGCTCAAGAGGCCATGAAACATGATGCCGAGTTCACCAAGTATTCTGCTGAGAATAAATCTCAAAAGATTATGAAGCGTGGCGGTAAAGTTTCTGCATCCAAAAGAGCAGATGGCGCTATCAGAAGAGGTCATACGAAAGGAACTTACAAATGAAACACGGACACAAACATCATCACGAGCACGTTGAGCACCACATGAAACACCATGACGGTCATCATGCCCATGGCGGTCACATTCATCACCACGAGCATGTTGAAAAACATCTCAAGGAACATGAAGGTGGCATGCACGGTCACAAGCACCATCATGAGGTGGTAGCTGAGATGTGCGGTGGCGGTTATTCACACAAATGAGAGCATCTCGTGGGATGGGAGCAATGAATCCATCCAAAATGCCCAGCAAACCTCGTGTCATCACACGGAAAGATGATCCGAATAAAGTCTACGAGTATGCCAAAGGCGGTGAAGTTTGGAATAAGCCAAGGCCCAAAGATTTAGGTGCGCCCAAGAAATTGAGCTCAGCTAAAAAGAAAAGCGCCAAAGCGATGGCCAAAGCCGCTGGCAGACCTTATCCTAATTTAGTTGATAACATGAGAGCAGCGAGGAAAAAATGAATTTATTTGAAAAAGTACACCAATTTATTCGCAGTGCAGGGCATGCCGTTGAGAGTGAAGAACACAAATTATTGAATGAATTTGTGACTTTCATTGGTGAAAAAAATCTTGTGGCTGAATTCTTACAGTCCAAAGGTCTTTATGAGGACAGCAATGCTCGAGCAGTTATTGGAACATTTGCATCTGTCGTTGTCCCACCCGTTGAGACTCCTGCACCTGTTGTCGCTGATACTCCTGCTGATCCTGTTGTTACAGAAAAGGTGACAAATGGAACTGTTGCTGAATCTAATCCTGCTCCTGTGGATACTGTGGTTGATACATCGGTAGCACCTGACGCTCAAGTTGTAACTACACAAGCGATTTAATCATGGCTGAAAAATGGATCCAACACGCAATTAAAAAAGCTGGTGCTTTGAGAGAAGCTTTGCATGTCAAAGAAGGACATACAATCCCAGCTAAAAAGCTTGCCGCAGCTGCCAAAAAGCCTGGTAAATTAGGTCAAAGAGCTCGCTTGGCCGAGACATTAAAAGGCTTTAAGCACAAATAATGGCATACACCACTGGCACATCGGTATTCAACCTGAACATGAATGACCTCATTGAAGAGGCATTCGAAAGGTGTGGACTCGAGCTCAGAACTGGTTACGATGTTCGGACTGCAACACGCAGTTTAAATCTTTTAACCGTTGAATGGTCCAACCGAGGTATTAATCTTTGGACCGTTGAAGAGGGCCAGATCTATTTGAATACTGGGCAAATTACTTATCCTTTGCCAGTTGATACGATTGATTTATTGAGTCAAGTCATCCGTCAGGGAACTTTACAGAATCAGATCGACATCAACATCAGCCGTATTTCAGAAGATACTTATTCCACGATTCCCAATAAGTTGGCTCAAGGTAGACCGATTCAAGTCTGGATCAACCGTCAGTCAGGAAACGTCAACCCTACCAGCTATACCTTGTATGGCAATGGAGTCACCACTGGGATCAGTGCAACAGACACCACGATTCAATTGAGTCCAAGCACGGATTTGACCAGCTTGGCAGCCACTGGCTTCATTCAATTGGGTAGTGAGATCATTTATTACCCCAACGTAAGCACTACAGCGCCTTTCCAGCTCTTAAATTGCTATCGTGGACAGGCAGGTACTACCGCCTCTGCTGCGGCCACTGGAACGCCTGTATTCGTGCCACAGCTACCTTGCATCAACGTATGGCCAAGCCCCAACTCTGGTGGTAACTATACGTTTGTGTACTGGCGTTTGAGAAGAATTCAAGACGCAGGAACTGGAACAAACATCAATGACATTCCATTTAGGTTGATTCCAGCCATGACAGCTGGCTTGGCCTATTACATGTCCATGAAATTACCTGGTGTCGATCCCAACAGGATTGCCATGTTGAAAGCGGATTATGATCTTCAGTGGGACTTGGCGTCTCAAGAGGACAGAGAGAAAGCTCCAGTTCGGTTTGTGCCTCGGAACATGTTCTATACGAGGTAATCATGCCCAACAAGTTTGCCTCGGGTAAATATGCGATTGCTGAATGTGACCGATGTGGTCAGAGATACAAGCTCAAAGAATTGCAAAAAGAGGTCATCAAGACCAAGCTTTTTAACATTAGGGTTTGTCCTGAGTGCTGGGATCCAGATCATCCGCAACTGAGTTTGGGTTTGTATCCTGTGAATGATCCACAGGCTGTGCGTGAACCCCGTCCTGATGTGAGTTATCAGGTTGGTGGAACATATGGTTTGTTGACCAATCCTTATGATCCAAATGTTCAGAATGTTGACAATGCAGGTTATCCATCAGATGGTAGTCGGCAGTATCAATGGGGATGGAACCCAGTG